CAGTCGCTCCATAACGGGCACCCAAACCCCTCAGAGGACCCGCCACCATTGACTTACAGCCCGATAGACTACCTATCAAATAACAAACATCATGCGCCTACCCCCTAACACAAGGCATCCACAAGCCACAGCACTATTACCCAAACAGCCTACGCAGTAGCCCGGGACGCTTGCGCCTGCCTTTGTACGTAGCCATTATCTTAAGGCACCGCTTGCAGTCCACCTTATCGGTATAGATGGACGTAGTTAGATGATTAACAATCTCATTGCATACCGCCCTGCTCTCTGGCTTATCAACCCATGGCGCTTGATAGTGTGTCTTTCTCATAGCATTACCCCAATAGATTACCCACCTATGCAGATGGAGTATTACATTCAGCCTTAACAGAGCCGTACCCGTTACACCTGTCACAGTACACGGCCAGCCCTGACCCATCTTTGCCGTGTACCTGCCCCTTGCCCCCACACTCAGGACACACAACCAAGCTACCGCTATGCACCTGTACTGTGTACCCGCTACCATGCCTAATAACTCCACCCTCACACATCCAATCATCCTGCCTGCTCAACTCAATTGCATCAAGCATTATATTAACCATAGCAATAACCGCCGGTGTCATGCCTGGATACTTCTCTTGCAATTCCTGTTTAATCTTTTCCTTATTCATCTGTATTACCTCCATATAGAACGCATGATGTCCTTAGTCTTTCGCTACCGTCCTTATTTTCAGCGTGCCCGCCATTGTCATCAATGATATTGAATGTATCAATCCCGATGGACTCAAGTGGTATAATCACGCAACCGTCCGATTCCAATGGGTGATGAAAGGTTGCTTTGTGTACCTCAACTAACTTTCGTCCATCACCATTTGCAATCAATTTACCTAACTCTTTATAGAGTTTATTAACTGTCATTCCCACAATTCCCCCTTAGTTAATGGAGCGGCGCGTTTGTGCTTTTGCTTTCGCTGGCAGCCTTCACCGATGACAACGCCACCGCCCCACATATTCACAGCTTAATATCTTCAGCTTTTAAATGCCCGCTCTCAATCAGCCAGATCAATGCAGCGCAACGGGCTTGCGCTTCTGTTTCTCCATCAAATTCGCAAATTGTGTTGTTGCCAGCTATTTTCCCGTAATTGCAGAAAAATATTCCTTTTCCATGTGAGAACTTTACAAAATACATATCAGGAATCTTTATCCCGCCATGCTCATTCATCCCGACTGTTATGAATTGAGGCAACAAAACACCAAGCTCTGCAACGTCAGGGGCTGGAATTATTGCCGGACCTAACTCATTGAGAAAACCTTTACCCATACCAAGTTGCCAGTGTCCTCCGGCACATACCCAAAATTGTGACGTATCCAACACAACCCCCAACCCAACCAACCGCTTAGCCTGATCAAGTGTGCATACCTTCCATTCGTTTCCCATCCTTCTCAATCTCCTTTCTCTCAATCCGTTTCTGAATAAGATGCCGTAAAAATGACCCCTCAAACCTGACTTGACATTCGCCACAGACATAACCTTGTGTCATTGGCGCCCAGGTTTCGAGCTCGATCTCTCTTTTGCAGAATTTACAGGTTGCTTTCATATTATTCCCACATATGGCGAAAAGGCCGTTGATAGATTACAAGAGCAACCCATTCTCTATATACCGGTTCAATAAATAGTGGGCCGATTACGTTTTTACGAAACCATTCTCTTTGTTTTTCAATTTCGCAAACAACTCTTGATAATGTTGGCTCAGTCGTAAAATTAAGCTCTTCCATTTTCCCCCACCTTCACAGCCTTTTCAAGCAAAGCCTCCAACGGCCCTTTCTCGAAATAATTATCAAGCACCCTGCATTTAGGGCAAACGTAGGTTTTAATTACATTGTTTTCTGTTTCAAGTTGCACCATTTCGGCACCGCATCTGCATTTTTTCATTTTAATAGCTCCGGGTTTTGGTGGATGTTGCCTTTTACTTCGATTTGCTTAATGTCAAAATTAGTCGCAGAAAACTTACCATTTTTGAACACAACAGCATGATGTCCAAGCCTATTATACGGAATAAAGATAATATCCCCCTCGTAAATCTCCACGCCATTTTTATCTTTGATGCCGGTGAATAGAAGAAATTCAACAGAATCAGAATTGTATTTTATCTGTGACAGGATATCATACAGCCATGGATAGTCGTCAAAATCATCCCATTCTATCATTCTGTTTTCTGTCTTATCCCATGCCCTGAGTTTTATTTTCATCCCACCATCCCCCGTATTTTATCCAGCTCAATCCCGATCAAGCCCCGAGCCTTATCAATAATCAACTGTTGCATTTCCTGGATAACGATTTTTTCAGCTTTTTGAATGTATTGATAAAGAGTCGGATTCGGTTTTGCACTTGATCCGCTTACGATATTCACAGGAGAATCAGCGCTTCCCCGAGTGTACTTTGTAGCGGTTTTTGACAGTTCATGAGCTTCAACCAGCCTTCCAACGATTTCGGATAGGTTCTGTTGTACTGGTTCCGGTTGTGCTTCTTTTGGGGTTTCTTCAGCCATTTTGTTTACTCCTTGTTTGAATTCCTATCGTTGCATTTTCGTATTTTTCGGCGTCAGGGCCAATGTAAATATTGAAGCCTTTTGATGCCCTGCCAATAATAAAAGCGATTAAGCAAAATAAATATAGTTTGTAATCCATTTTAAAACCTCCCGGTAAATCGAGCCTTTTTTAATTGATTTCGATATTCCCCAGGAAAATCCCGGCGAACGGCATTTTCAAGCCTGTTATTTTGAATCTGCAGAGCTGCGGCCATGTGCGGGATACTCGATCCTTTCATGGTTGTCACTTTTCTGGCCGGGCCTCTTTTGGGGTTTTCTCTCTTCCCAATATAAACAGGAATCTTTTTATTTCCGCCTGGAACTTTAATGTTTGCCCCGCCAGTGTACCCGCCAGCTTTCGCATTGATCATAAATGGCTTTGAGGATCCAGCCGTAACCCGAGTCGTAATCTTAATGCGGCCACCGCCTTTTTTCCTGAATGAGATCCCTTTTTTAAGCTGTCGCGGGCTGATAACGTTGGCCCGGAGTGACCTAAAATTCAAGGCAATGAGCTTATTTGTTTTAGTGGCCTTTCGTTTCTTGATTTTTGCTCTGACGCTGGCTTGGCTGATTCCGTACTCCTTGGAGATTTCGGCGGAAATCCGCTTTTCTTCTTTGTTCAAAATAATATTCAAGGCCCTGGTTGTGGCAACATCCTCGGCTTTGTCGATCCTTTTTTGAATCACCAAAAGGTCCCTTGTTATTTTTGAAACATCAATCACATTTACGGACGCCATTTTTAGTTCTCCATAAGATTAATATATTTATGTTTCCATGTTGAATTTTCAACAGTGATAAAAAGCTCCCAACAATCCTGCAGCTTGCCCTTTAAAATTCTATTCAAAAAGACCTCTTGATCTCTGGCATGCCCAAACTCGACAGGCTCTTGAGATGCCATATATCTAAAATCAGGGCTGTTTAGTAACCAGTGTTCGGCTTGATCTGACGTTGTTAAAAATACCTTGTGGTCATCCCAAACAATACCAGTTCTGCACCTGAAATACTCAATAAATTCGTGGTTATTAACATCAAATGAGTAATCATTGACAGCCGATAGAACATCAACATTTTGACAAATCATCTTTGGATAACCTCTTGACCATCCTGTCTGTTGTTCGATTGTCTGCATCAACCCCCCTTAAGTTTTAAATAAATATCCCGCCAATAAGTATTACCCTGCGGCGTCTCTGACCAGATAATAAAAGTTGAAAGCTGATCAGACAAGGAAAACTTTTCAACCTTTTCAATTGATCATGGAATAACTTCCCAACGTGGCAAAACTTCCGATTCGATGTAATTGGCCGCGGCTTCGTCTATTTCGCGGACTTTTTTGATTAGGGTTTTCATTTTATACCTTACCTTTCAGCTTTTCAAAATTTGGATTGTACGCATGTTCTGAAACTATCAGCGGGCTTTTGCAATGCTGGCAATTGAATCTTGTCACATTCTCGCTGATTCCACCGCCTATTATTATTGTTTTACAACGCGGGCATCTGTATTCGCTAATATATTGTTTTATTTCTCTGTAATTCACAACAACACTTTTAGCAAGTTTGTATTCTTTGCTCATCCCTCATCCCCTATAAATTCAATTTTATATTTCTGCATTAACTCATGAGCTGCATATAAATATTCTTGACCCTCGGGCGCTTCAATTGATACCGACCCCCTGGGCTCTGATTTGTCTTTCTGAAACAAGTAAGCAATGCCGGTGACTGTCGGATTTTCTTTGCATCCTTGGCAGTATAGATCAGCATGAACAAAGTCTTTTGTCGGGCAGGTTTCACAGTTCATTTTTTGTTGTGTTGATAAGGTTTATTATAACCACACTTGGTTAAGATTCGACACTTTCATTTGGGTCGAGAATATCAGCGGCTTGTAGTAATTTTAGTGACTCCAGAAGATAAGCATCTCCAATTTCTTGCGCCTTATTTCGCATATAATCTGCAATCTCTTTAAGGCTTGTTAATTCTTCCATCTTTCTCTCCAAGTGTGGTTATAATTTACATTATGTTCACATGTCATTCCCATACCTGCGCATTAGGCGATGTAAATGCACAAATCCGCCTTAATTCCTTTCGAAGTGACCCGCCAGGCATCCGGAAATGGACAGTCTTATCCCAACACTTCGCACTATCAGGTAAAGACATGCAAGGCTCTTTCGAGTGCATTTTATAATCATCAAGCCTGACTTTGTTTTCTGCTGCTAATTCCTGCAGTTGTTCAAGTTCTATTTGCATTGGAATAAGCAAGGCGGCCAAGGAGATAACAATAATTAAAAGGATTACTTTCATCAATTCCCCATCAAAAATTCGTCAGCTCCGCAATATTTATCGGCGTAAATCTCCGCTTCTGATTTTTCAACAAATTCGATTCTGGTTATCTGGCCGCCATTGTTCAAAAACTCTTCAACGGCTGAATCGATATAGTCTTGATCTAACACAAATGCGTTGTTTTTTCTTTTGTAGTTTCTTTTATTATTTTTCATGGCTTTAACCTCGATTGAGTTTCTTACATGAAGGGCAAAGCTCGCCAGGTTCGACGCCTGTGCCACAATTAGAGCAACGAACGGGATCAGCTTGAAACCGCCTTTTCTGCGCTTTCTCCCTGTATATCTCAAGCGCCTGTTGCTCTTTTTCGACCTGTTTCCAGAATTGTTTGTTCTCAGTCATCTGATCGTTATGAGAGAATTAACCGCGTGGGGCATTCCTGCCCTTACGAGTCTTTTGTACTCCATTGGATAAAGTTTTGCAAATTTTGCAGCCGAATAAGTGCCGGGCGGGATCTTGATGGGCTCCGGCTTTGTGTCGAAGTTTTTCATTAAAAGAGTGAGTTTTTTCATTTTGTGGTGTGGTTGTGCCGGGCTGCCCCGGCTATGTGATTAGTTTGTCGCTGACATTTTTTTATTTTCAGCCTCTTCCCAATCCCTTGAAACCTGAATGGCTTGTTTTTTTGTTCTGAACCCAATCAAGCCGTTTGGGAATTTTACTTTCCATTGTTCTTTTTTATTAAAGTCGTCTTTCCAGACTTCCCATAATCGCCTTACTCTCTCAATTTGAAACCAGTGCCACCCATGATGAAAATGAGTTACAACGTCGCTTTCTGGCTTCATTCTTTCAAGTTCCGACTGAATCTTTATGATAAAAATATCGCCACTCGGAGTCATGACGCCCGCAACTTTTCCAGCTCCTTTGTTCGTGGCTTTTAATTGCGTCCAGTTCATTCCAAGAAAATCAGCGATTGCGTTGTTTTTTAGATTTTGTTTTATGAGTTCGTTCATCTTGTTTTCTCCTCGTTTGAGTTATTCGGGTTCTGATTGAACCGTCTTACCAAGGGACTATTGCGCTTTCCATGCCAAAAACAAACAAAAATAAATAACCCTCAAACCCCCTAAAACATTGAGCCCCGAGCCTATCGTCCATAATCGAACAATAATCGATTTTGATATGTGTATTTGATTCTGGCTGATTCATGGCCGAATATGGTGAAAACGTGGTTGAAAACGTGGTTGAAAACGGCGTTTTTTTAATCGATTTTGGTAAATGGGCGGTTAAAATGATCGATTTTTAAACCACTCTCTTAAAAAGTCGTAAGCCTCGCAGCTTTCCATTTGCTGTGGTGTGAATCTTAAAAGGCTGTAACCCTGGATTGAAAGAGCGTTGTATTTTTCAACATCCTTTAAATAACCGCCAATGCTTCCCCGGTGCCCGCCTTTCTTCATAAAAGTACCGCCCTCAATTTCAAGGGCTAATTTTTGATCAGGCCAACAAATATCAACCCGCCATTTTCTGACGGGATGAAACTTGAACTCTTCGACCGGGTCCGGAATAGACGGATTATCTCTAATCAACCTCCAAAACATCGGATATTGAAGTTCATAGGGTTTCGGCTCTGCCGATTTCTTTTTCCGGATCTTTGGCCGTCCGGTCTTTTTATCCTGGGATAACATAAAATGATCTTCGTTCCGAGTGCTTGGAATCAGATCATCAAATGTTATCCGTTTTCCGGCCTTATTCTTCAATTTCAAGCTGTTCCCCTTCATTTTCTTCAATCGTTTCAACCGGCGGGATAACTACAGCTTCATAGTCGCCTTGCTGAAAATGAATGATGGATCCAGGACCGGTGAAAGTGACCTCGACCGCTTCCGATTTTCCAAATCCAGACATAGCCGCAATGACGTCCGCAGATATAACCGGAATTTCAGAAACGCCACCTTTCACAATATCGAAAGCTGATTCCAGTTCTTTAAACTCATATTTCGGCTGTTCATAAACAATTTTCCCATCGTATGAAATCAGCTCGGTGTCGTCCATTTCAACGAAAAGATAAGAGGCGTCATTCTTTGCCAGCTTTTTGCAATCGGCCTTGTGTTCTTTCATCATCTCCTTGAAGGCGAAAAGATCGGCCCTGGGAATCATGAAAGTTTCAGGCGGGTTTTTGCCCTTCGCTGGCCTGGCTGACTCTTCGGTAGTGGTTGGTCGAATCATAACCGCTTTCTTTGTCACAAATTGGCCGCCGCCTGTGAAAATCAGTTTATCACCATCAACCCGGACAAAGAGACAGTTTTTCCCGCTGTCCGATCCTTTGGGGATAGCCGGTTCGATGAATGAAATTGCTGATAATGTTTCTAATCTGTCTAAAATCATGTTTCTCCTTTTAAATATGTTTCAGTTTAAAAACTACAAAAAACACCCATAAAACAGGGTTTGGTATCCATGCTTGGTTTTTCATCAGCCTTAATTTTAAGCGCCGTTTCCATAGATTTTTGAAGTCAATCAACCCGGCCTTACAGTGACATTCAGAACACAACGTCAATAAAGAATTGTTAGGAGCTTCCCACGGCTCGTAATTCTTTATATAATACAAGTGATGAACATGAAGCATTCCTTTTTTATTAAGACAACACATACACTTGAAGCCGTCCCTTTTAAGAATCTTTAACCGCTTTTTCTGCCAGCGCGGATCCTTTAACTTTTCGTTATACTTCCGCATATCTACCGTTTGCAATATTGAATTTTAGGTCAGTGTTTCCAACTTTCCCGACCTCTTTGAATCTTACTTTTTGAGAAAAGAAAGTTGTTATTTTTGTCTCGAAATCCAAATGTATGCAGACGCAATTATCAGCTTTATTCCGCCAGTGCGCCCCGCCTGATATATCATAAGGAGTCGGGACGGGGTATTGTCCTTTTTTGTCCCCTGCTTGGATTTTAACTAGTTTTGTAGGGTGTGCCACGATCCAGACATGAATATTGTTTACACGGCAAAACCTTCTGATCTTCGAAAGTGATTTCGAAATATAATTCGTTTCCATTTCACCCTTTCCCATTTTGTGCTCGATCTCGTTCCATGGGTCTATTATTAGGCCGTTAATTCCATCCTTAAATATTGAAGCCTTCGCAAGATCGAGAATTTTATCCAGTGTTTGGTTATCATCTTCATTCGGCATGATAAAATGGAAATGATCATTACAGAAACCGACGGCTCTTGTTAGCTCCTCTTTTGACATATACCCGGAGTAGTGCTTATCGAATGGCTTGCCGATATAGATTTCAGATAGTTTTGCAACGTGGCGAGCAAACGGGAAGTTTTCAGGACTAAAAATCCCAAATTTCCACCCCTTATTTTTTGCCAAATTAACCAATGTGTGATCAAGGAAAGAGCTTTTTCCATGTGAAGGGATCCCGGTGATAATCGTGAATTCTTTCGGCCTTACCGTATATAATTTATCAATTGAATCCCAACCGATTGAACTACCTTTTTCGAATCCATTTTCGTACAGGTTCCCAATATCATCCATGAAGTCTGAAACATCAAACTTCCCCTCTATTGGGTACGGCTTGCAATTTCTTATAATCTCAGTTGCTTTTATGCTTCCAAACTTAACCAAAACGTCGTTAATATCCTTACACCCTTCTGGATATTCAGCACGAAAACAACGCTCTAACCCGATTCTCCTGGCTATCTCGTCCCTGAACCTTGCCCCGACTCCGTCGGTATCCATTACAAGAAAAACCCGGTCGTATTTCGGCATGATTTCAATTAATGAATCCATGTAAGAAAAATCTTGTGATTTAATGTCGACGTTTTCCGGCGGGGCTCCATTCGGTGGGGATATTGTGTTATCAAATCCTAATTCAATCATTGATAAACAGTCGGGCTCTCCCTCTGTGATATAAAGATCGCCTGAGTACGAATGTTTTTGTTTTGCCATTGGTGCATAAAAAACAAGTTTCGCGTCCTTTGCAAGTTTATGGTGTTTCTTCCCTGTGCGGTATTTTTTATTGATTAATTCGCCGTTTAGCCAGTAATTAAAAACGGTGCAATTCTCTTCCTTTTCGGTTTGTGGCATCCAGGACCGCTCAAACGTTACCCCGCACTTTTTAAGCGTGTTGTAGGAAATGCCTCTGGTACCCCAATATTTAAGCACATTTTCAGGCAGATCATAAGAAAGAATCTTTGCAGGTTTTTTGTAGACTTTTTTTTGTGGTTTCATTTCCTGTTCAATCCGATTAAGTTTTAAAGATCCTTTCCAGCCGCAATGGTGACAAAGCCAAATCCCCTCTTTGATATTTACAGCTAAATCTTTAATGTTTTTTTTCTGCCTGTATGGTGTACACTCAGGACAACTAACTCTTTGCTGATCTCTTCCATTGTCGACTATGATCCCGTAATCAGAAAATTTATAGGTAGTCATAATTTCCACTACCTGATTGATTTTTATTAACCCATTCCGCCTTAAATCCTCTCCATCCCCTGGATATAGATTCAATTAAAGCATCTTCAAGTGACATTCCAGCCTTTTTGGACTCTTTTAAAAATGTGTTAATCACTGTTTTGGTGATAGGCGCTTTTTTGTCTTTACGGTGTTTTAAAAAATCACTCCAGGTTTGATCGGTTACGGATTCGGGTTTTGTTATAGTATTATTCTTTTCTTTCTTCTTATCATTCTTGTTATTGTCGGGAGGGGATGGTTGATTCTTTGGTGGTTTCGTTGGTTCTTTCGTAGTTGTTTCGCTAGTTGCTTCGTAGTTTTTTGCAGTCTGGTAAGTATCGTAATTTATTACAGTTATCAGTACGCCGCCAAGTTGTTTCTTTGTAGTGATCATTAGATGTTTCCTTAGATACACCATTGCGGTCTTCATGTGGTTTTCGTTGTATGTCATTTTTCGCCACCCAACAAACCAGCTTAAACCATCCAAAATATCTTTGTAAGTCCGAAACAATTGACCCCTTTTAACTGTATATTGGCCGTAAGTTTGATCCTTATGGTTTGCCTCTCTTAAGCAATAATCCCATATTTCCCTAATATGCGGAGGCGCTTTAGATATCGGCTTTTTTGTGATAATCCTGGCTTTCAGATAATAACCGCCTGGAATTTTTTCTGTCATTTTTTCTTTTCCTTTCGCGGCTTGTTCCAATATGGAGAATTACACTTAGGACAATGCTTCGGCTCTTTCGTTGTCCTGGGAAACCATTCCCAATCACAGCGAGTACATTTTAATTGTTTAATTGTTTTCATGTGTACTAACCTATATAGTTTTAATGATATTGTCAATAAATAATTTACTAATTTTTCCAAGCATCCCACAAAGCCCGCTCAACCTTCACAATCTTACCACCCCGCTTTTTAAACTCAGCTTTCGCCCTATCAATATAATCCTGATCAGGGTCAAACTTTGGCTTTTTTGTTCTCACCGCAGCCGAATCGCTCGGCCTGTTTCCCGGTGGATATTGAAAGCTTTTGATTCCGTAGTTCATTTTTTCGTTTGGCATAGTTTTTTCTAAGTTCAATTTTTTCTAAATAAATTCTATGATTATATTCCTTGTCTCGTTGCTTTTGACAGCTTAAGCGCCAGCAATAAGAAGGGACTCTTATTTGTGGCTCTGGCTTGATCCATTTAAACCAGCGGCCGCAATAGGGGCAACGGATCCAGTATTTATTTGGGCCTGCTTTGTGGTGTTTGGGTTTCATTTTACCATGGTCTTTTTGGTGGATTCTCAACGATTACCGGTGTCCCTTCGCACACATAAAGGTTTCCAGATTGCCCCTTGATAATAAAAATATCATCTTTGAAAGCATTTGTAACCCATCCCTGCCGTGGTTCAATACTTCCGGCAAGTTTAGCCGTCACAAATTTATCAATATATTTTGTGTCTATCATCATTTCCCCGCAATATAAACAGGCACCGCAGCGATATCTTGCACCATCCTTTTAAACTCCATAGCGTCGCTATGCCCATCAGATAAATGTAAAAGGTGTATCTCTTTAAGATCAGGATGTCTTGAGACGAACTCACAGACCTGCGAAATTGAAAGGTGCGTTTCTGCAATCCTTTTCCTGGCCGCCGCATTGACTTCTGAATCGACAAGGCGGTCAAAGGAGTAGTTTGCTTCGATCATTAAGTAATGGATATGAGGGAACCGGTAATTTTCTGGAACAAAACCGGCGTCTGTAATATAAAGCAACCGCTTTTGATATCTTTGCCGTGTCCTGTTGCAGACCATAAAACCAAAACATTCACAAAACGGCTCTTTGTCGTGTTCTAATTCGAACGGTACTACCTGAAATTCAGGGCCACAATTAAAAACAACTTTATGATCTATGCGCTGATACCTTCCAGACAATTCAAATCGTTTTAAGGTGCCTTCAGTGCAATAAATAGGAATCGAAGTTTCCCTTTCCAGTTGAGGCAACCCGCTTGCATGATCACCATGTAAATGACTCACCAAACACCCGACCACATTTTCAAGCTTATAGTCGAGCGCCTCTCTGATTCTGGATAGAGGGACGCCGCAATCTAAAAGGAGATGGAAACCCCCACTCTCTATTAAGTGGGCGTTTCCCTCTGAGCTTGAGTTTATCGAAATTATATTCATGGCTTAAAATGGAATGACGTTTCCGCAATGTGGGCAGGAATCACCGTCAGCGGTGTTCCATTCCTTGCCACATTCAACACAAGGATTTTCAACCTTTTCAGGCTCAACATAATCCAACATAGCCCAATAAATAGCCATACAAGCCTCAGTGTCATAAATGGATGAATGTGCCTTGTCTCCCAATTCCAGGCCGCAAAAGAACTTGTAAGCCTCTTCAAGTTTCGGGTTTTTCCATCCCCATTTACCTTTTGGCGGTAGCTTCATGATAGGCTTGGCTTTCAGCATTGTGCATTCGTGGGTTTCTTTGTCGGCCCAACGCTCAATCAGTGAATCTTCAAATTCGTACCTCTTCAGTCCGATTCTGATAATCCTTTGGTCAAATGTTCTGTTGTGGGCGACCCGAATTGAATCTTCGCAGATTCTCAGCATCATACTTAAGACCTCAATTTCAGGAATACCACACGATAATGCCTTTTCTGTTGATATACCGTGAATCTCAACGACCTCTTGCGGGATCTCCCATCCATTCGGCCTGACAATCAAGTCAATCCTTTGCAGTATCTCCCTGGTATCAAAATCGCATTGAATCGCTGAAAGCTGGACAAGGTGCGGTTGATTTTCGCCGCCTGACGGCTCTTTCCAAACTGGCAAGCCGGTTGTTTCCGTGTCGTAAAATGTTATCTTTTTCATAATCTCCCTGTTTTATGGGGCTTGCGCCCCTGGTTGGTTAATAAGGGTCAGGCTCTTCGCCCTCTTCCGGTTTCCCGGTTTCTGGATCAACATCAATTATCTCGTTCCCTTTGTCGTCCTTTTTCGGCTCCGGCTTCAGTTGCTTTTTGGCCTTTGGCTTTTCGGGCTCATCCGGTGTGATGTCAATCGGATCCGGCTGGATTTCGTCGTCACCTTCGCCGCCGATAAAATCGATGGACATAGGTGCCCACTTTCCAAGCAACTGACGAACGACGGTTTTGATGCACATATCAGGCGTGTTTGTCGTCCACGCGCTCGATTTATTATTAAATGACTTCGAGTACTTTTTCGCGTGGGCGATAACTTCGCCATGCGTCCAGTAAATCGTTTTTGTGAAACCGTTTGTCAATACCATGTGAGCAAAATAGCCAATTGGCTTGTCACTTGTTTTGGTGCCTGATATTTTAACGGACCCTGAAAGCCGATCAACTTCGACTATCTCGCCTTTATAAACTACGTCGGCGTTCAAAACCTGAAATTGATTTGACCTTAAAGCCAGTTGAATCATGCCTCGATACCCCAAAATAAAGGTCGGAGTCAGAACCCCTTTGTTTTTGAAAGGGACAACATAAGCCTGTCCGAGTGACTTGGTAACGGCAAGTTTCAGGCTTGCGGCCTTCATGCATTCCGCGACAACTAACCCAGGGTCGCAGCCTTGAAGATATGTGTCTGATGAGTATAAATCAATGATGGAAACCGCAAAGGCCCCGGCGTTATCGCCCCATACATCGTCGAGGCGTTTCTTGACTGATTCGGCGCTAACGATTTCTTTCAATGTGCTGACTGGGTTTTTTTGTAATGCTTTGCTCATGTGTATTCTCCTGGACCTTCGGCGCTTAAAACTTCGCCTGTTTCTTGATTAACGGTCAAAGTAACTTCGACCTCATTAAAATACTTGAAATAATCGGCGGCCTTTTCAGACAGACCGTTTTCGATTGCCGTGTTATACATGTATTCTTTCGACAAATCAGCATGAACCTTGATTGTCTTTTGTGACATGGTTTTAAATCTCCTTTAAAATGGAATGTCCGAATATAAAAATTCATCAACCTGAACCCCGTTCTTTTCCAAAAATTCCCGGCGCTCCTTGATTGCATCTCTAAGCTTATCGCAATCGTGGGTTAGCTCTTTCTTTTGGCGGTTTAGTTGATTAGTTTCAGAGCACAAAAAGCGCCTTTCGTTGTCGTCCCTTATCATGGATGACAATCTGGTTCTTAAAATAAAATCGGCATCTTCAAGCGTTTCGCCCTCTTCAATCTCGCCCTCAAGCTGAATATTTGAACAATCATTCGCGTCTGAAATTAGCCGCCTGATTTTTGTAAATTTCATCATACCTCTTTTGTTAAGGTTTCTAGCTCGGCATTATGCCGTAATTCAATTACCTGACAATCCATTTTAATATACGGCGTGAGCGCCTCGGCATTATCAACGAATATCGGCGCGTAAATATCAAAATGTTTCTGCATTACTCTGGCAACATCCAATTGAAGCTGAATGCGCTCACCATTCGACAAAGCAGTATCAAACGGCCGCCGGTCCTTATCCATCACAATACAAGCCGGGACCTGTTTAAAATTGCCGTCTTCATCTGCCTTTTCCAGCGTATCGAACATCTTGAAATAAGCGGTCTGAAACATATCGTTGACCGGCTTTTCAATTGCGTCTGCGAGGGCTTGTTCGTACTGTTGATGCAGGGAAAGAAACTTTTCGATCCTGTCGTTTTCCGCTGACAGTTCCGCTTTTTTGGTCTTCAGGTCTTCAAGACGTTGAACTGAATCAGCACTGGCCTTGACCGCTGCGCGGGTTTCCTGTGCTTGTTTTAAACGTGTTTCGCAGGCTTCGAGGGTTGCTGTTAGTTCTGCCGGGATTTCCTGCACCCCATCCATCGACATTTTTATACGACCAAGATCAGTTTTTATTTTTTCAATCTCCGGCGTTGATTCCTGCTTTAAAATCGGGTCAGGTTCGACGGCTTGCAGTTCGGAAAGCTCTTTTTCTTTGGCCTGAATAATCCCCTCAATGCGCTGAATCTCGGCTTTGATTTCTTTCCCGCGTGTCATGTTGAACTCTAACTTTTCAGACTTGTCGCGGTTGAAATTCTCAGCCATTAAATGAAGCGTGTTCTCCGGCAATGCCTGCCCGCACTCTTTGCAAATTCCGTCGATATTTTCGGCCGTTGACGCCTTGATTCTATGATACTCAGAAAGCAACTTTTCCCGCTCCTCTTGGTGATCTTTGAGGTTTTCGCGGTCGTTTTTGAGATCATCTTCAATAGAAATAATCCTGTTTTTATTCTTTGATTTTTGCCTGCTGGCCTCGGTCTTTTGATCTTCAAATTTGTATTCTGCTTTTACCAGATCATCATTGAGTTTTCTCAACTTCTCAATGTTCCCCGACTGGTCGCCGCCCTTTGCTTTTTCGATTGCAACCATCGCCTCGGATAATGCGCGTTCAGACAACACAACGTCGAGTTTTGCCTTTTCAAAATCAACCCCCCCAACTTTATCAACGTCAGCTTGCCTTTCTTCCAGCGCTGCGTTGGTTTCCACAATGCTTTTTTTCAGGGTTTTCTTTCGCTGGTCGGCTTGGGTTTTGGCATCTGCAACCGTCCTGCCATTCAACAGCTTTTCAAAGTCTGAACCGGGTTCAATGACAAATTCAACGCTTTCAATTCCTACCATTGAAATCAACAGTTCCCTTCTCTTTTTCCATTCCATCCCGGTCACAGCTGACAGGTCAGAACATAAAAAGTAGTTCGGGCCGAAAGTCGATTCGATTGCCTGGTTGTACTTCGTTTTCGTGACTTCGATTCCATCAACAGTAAACTTGGTTTGATTTCCATCTTTTGTCTGGTCTGCGGCTCCGCGTTTCCGGCTCCACTTCTCGTAATAACAACGGCTAAACACTCGCGGCAGGCCGTCAATATCATAGGTCAAAACTATTAAATGTTCAGACTTTTGAACCGGCGCACCATCCACAATGGACTTTATTTCGCTGTCTGCTTTTCCTTTGGTATCTTTCCCGGTCAGGCACCATGAAACGGCATCAGGGATGCGGGTTTTTCCTGATCCATTTGGGCCGGAAAAGACGTTTCGGTCTGGATTGAATTCAATTAGGCCGGTATGCCCGCGCCAGTTTTTGAAATCGATTGATAGTAGGGTTGTTTTCATAAGCTCCTTGATTGGTTAATATTTTTGAACGATTTCCACAAAGTATCCAGGGCTAATAATCCCCCTGTAAATATACCAGTTTTCCGGATCACCGTATGCAGATAAAACATTAAACATCTCTTCGCCTGCTATTTTTTTGCCGAATAGTGACCACTTGAAAAGATTCTGAATCCTTGGTATTTTAACCTCTATCCTGTTTTCAGTCCGATCATATGGAAGCGTTGAAAGTGCATCCCATGACTGGTTGAAATCTGGATTTACAGTTAACCATTGATGACCGGCCTTGAATTTCGGCGGTCTTTCTTGAACAATTACGCGTCCCTCTCTAATGCCAGTTTTTTTAATTGAATCAAGCATCCATGACGGCGTAAAATGATAAAGAGGTTTGCTTATTGTGTCCATTTTCTTTTTATTTATGGGATTTCAGACCGGTCTTTGTGGTCTTGGATGATTTCGTTCAGAATTGTGGTTCTGGAAAGTTTGCGCTCTTCTGCCTGTGAGTTGAGATAGATGTAAAGGTCTTTCTTGAGGTTCGTAGGGGGCAACAGGACGTCACCCCGTAGATTTGTTTTTAGTGCTTTTTCTTTTTCCATATTCCCTTTTCGATTAAGATTAACAAAATGTGATATCTTAATCTATATATTTCGGAATATGTCTGTCAATATCTTTTTTGATTTATTTTAATTATCTGATTTCAACCCCGCTATAAACCCACGAATCCAGGCGAAGAAAACAGCGTTTATGGTATCGATAAAAACCGGCTCAATAATAGCGTTCCACAATTTCGGCAACTTCGCATTGAAAAAAGTGGTCACCGCCAAGCCCTGAGCCTTTCCGATTTCTTCCGCCCATTTCGCAAACTTGTCGAAAGGAATTTTCTTTAAAATCCAACCCAGGATGAAAGCGGCGATTGTTCCGCCGGCTGTGATTAGGCCGTAATTAATGGCCCATGCTGTTGCTAGTTCAATCATTTTATCTCTATCTGTTCAATGTTTTCGGATTCGATCAGGCTTCTGAGTTTGTTCATTGCGTCTTTGCTATGCGCCACACCCCAAACAGAAGAGTGAAGCATTAAGCCCGGCGCAATACAGCCCTGAACATCATCAGGAAAGTTGCCTGGATGGATTAAAATGTGTGTTCTGTGAAAATCCGGAGTAAGGCCCACCCCTAAATTCATTGAAAGCAAAGAATAGCAATCAACGTATTTTGATGAGCTATAGGGCTGTAATAAATACAACCCAGCTGGCACACAACTGATGTTTTTTTCGTTGTTCTGCCATGGCCTCTCAACTGTATAACAAATCAATTCTCCTTTGAAATACAGCTTTCCGATTGTGCAATTATCAAGATACGATCTTCTCAGTTTTAGCATTAGTTAATCCCCGTTAATTTCAAACCAGACTTGCGGAAAAATTCAGTGTTATTATCCCACCCGATATAAGTCAAACCGCCATCGTTTGACGCAATCTTGCGGCCAAACGGTAAGAGCCCGCCCTCACAGCCAACGGATAAAACAAAGGCCGTTTCGTTTTCGATTACAAAGTAAACTTCGTCACCTGCTGACAAGCTGTGACCGTCAATCATGCCGTGAAAAGGCAGGGGGCTATCGAGTAAATTCTCTCTCAATGGCTGAACTTCTAAAAGCTTGATTCCCGGCGCGTCATATCCGCCACCGTGCACGCCCCTTGACCAGATCGAAACATTTCCTTGATTCAGGTTTGATGCCAAGTATTTAGACGTTTCAATCCATGATTCGAAAATATGCGGGATTGCATAGCGTTTGTATGTGGTGTCCATGCTGCAATTTCCTGAATCTGAAAGGTTGAAATTGCCTTGTTCGACTTGATCGCGTTCGAGTAAATCAGCGTAATAAGCCGGAGCGCCTAACCTCCAAATTGGCGGTGACGGTATATCCATGCCGAGCTCTAAATATCTGGCCTCAAGGTTATTTTTGATCTGCAACAATGGCAGGACGTCAAAAGTTCCCTGTATTGCTGATTTCATTTCCAGGTCGTTTTGAATAACACCGATCGCAAAGCGGGTCATGTAGTCGCCTGGATCATCTACGCCATTGTAGAGTACCATGGAATTAAAAAGCGCCAATATTGCATCACCGATATCGGCGTTTTCGAGGTTCATTTCTGTGAATTTCTTTCCAGGTGCCGGCAATTGCAGAAAATCAATAATCACTATTTCAGCAAGCGCTATACTAGCCGCAATATCTCCCTCGGCTCCGCTGTTAGATAGCCCGTAAACGTCAGTAATCAACGTATCCCCAAATAGCCAACGGGCAACGAATGAGCGAACATGAGTCAGCGGGTTTATGTTGTTTTCGGTATCAGTTACGTTTATGATTGCCGAAAATTCCTGATAATCATAGCCGGCTGTCAATTCATTATGACATTGGCCCTTGAAAAAAGACTCGGCCCATATTTCGAGCGGATCTTCATTTGATAATTCTGCAGGGATGTAATAGCGCCCGAAATTATCGCGGGTGAATCCTATGAAGTGATCGCCGGTTTGGTACATGTCTGAATAGCTGATTGATTGAATCAAGACCTCGCCGCCCTCTGGACATGGACCCTTTTGAAGTTTTCCTGTGAGGTTGTATGTATTGACGAGCGGCGTGTCTGTGGTGGCATCGGTCCACCCGCCCTCGACTCCGTCTTTGCCGTCAATCCCATCAATGCCGTCTTTTCCGTCACTGCCTTTTAAATTGCAAGACGAAAGAAAAAAAGCCGCAACAATAGCGGCTAGAATTATAATCAATGTTCTTTTCATTTTTTCCCCTGTTTTGAATTAAAGTGATAAGATCAGATTTCAATATATCACTTTAATTTTGGGATTGTCAAAAAGGCTTTTCTGGAATTGCTCTTAAAACGTCTGACCCCATGATCTCGCGGAGCTCTGCCCGGTAAACTTCCCATTTTTGTTTATCCGCGTCTGAATTTGGATAAGAACCATTTACCTTTGCGTCAGATTCATTTAAAAGCCTGATGCATTCTGATGGTTGATTATCCAGCGCCTTTTGATCTTCGGCCGCTTGTTTTTCTGCGATTTCCTCCGGAGTCTCAAACGCTTCAATTTCGTTTCCCTCGTCAACCCATGCCTGCATTTCTGCGATCATTCCGGGTTTGTTTTTGGCGTTGAAACTTGCTGATTTATTGCCGGCGTCATCAATAAAATGATATTCGCCGGGTGTTGCTCCGTGTTTGTATTTCATATTTTATTTGTGAAATGTTGGTTTTTTATCCAATGCTAGGTCACTAGAAAAATAAAGTATTTGCAGGTTTCCACTGGACGCCCATGTTATTGTGGCTGCCCCACTTTGAGCCTGACGATTATACACAGAAACATTCACATTTGTCGTTGCATCAACTGATTGGTGCCCGGCTGTTATGGTTTTGAATACAATCCCTGCTATAGTTAACGTACCTGATGTGACAAGACCGGCATAATCACCATTAAAATTTAATACAGTTCGCCAACTTCCCTGCCCTGTCCAATCATTTACTTGATAAATATCAAATATGTTAGTGCGTACGGTCCAGCCTGTGTCCGTTATTGCAGTTTGGTTAAAATATTCTGTTCTCTCTTGAATCTGCGTATAATGCGAATCATCTATAGCAGAACCCGAATTATTAAAAACATTCCCAATCCGCCCACGAAACTCGCCAAGCCCAGGCGGTGAAAGCATACGGATCAAATACCCCTCGGTTCCAAGCGGAAACAAATCAAGGTCGAGGCCGTCTTTATCCATGCAAGTAATCAAACCCTCCGCGCTTACCGCCTTGACGTAGCCTTTTGTCAAGTCCGTTGTCTGATAAATCTCATCCCATCTTTGAACCAAATGAGTCTGAAAAGCGGCTGTACTGTCTGACAAAGAGTTTAGAACGTTTGCATCCGCGACCCCTGTCAGGTCCGGAGCCATTTTTTTGACTCCGTTTGTATCCCGCCAGCACTGATAAGTTGTTGACGCCAGCTCGTTAGTTGTGCCGGTCCCGTCAATTCTGTCCGCCTCAATATTGAAAGTGTCGTCAATACCGTAAATCATTTTTCCAGCGCCTTGCCGGTTTAACAACTTCATGCTTGAGCAAGTCAGCGTTGCCGTGGTCGTTGTCGCCCAATCAAAAATCAAGTCCTTTGACGTTTCAAAGTCCGCTGACCTATCAAGGCCCGCAAAAGCATCCGAAGCCATAACCGCAAGCCAATCGGAATCAGCGTCAGTTTTTGCCTTCCCGACATATCGCCAATTATTATAAGGATGATACCGCCCTTTTAAATCACCGGGCCGATCATATGGCTTTTCTAATGAAATAACCGGCTCACCCTCGGTCGTCAAATACAAACAATACTCAGTATCAGCCGCCACGCTTCCGGTTTCCATGTCGGCTGTATTATCCCATTCAATGTGGGTATTGGTGACATTGACCAGCGTTCCGTAAATATTGATCAGATTATCAGGGGCGGCTGATCTTACGTTTTCATCGTCAAAAACTTCGGCGTCAATCGTGTTTGTATCATCGAAAGAGTTGTCAAAATCAAAAGACCTGGCTCCTATACAATTTGAAGTATCCTGAACACAAACACCCAAAAGGGTCCGATTAATAACCACGAAAGCCACGCCTGAATAACGTTTCCAAGTCTCGTTTGCCATGTCGAACCAATAATCCCCGGTTGCCGGGCTGCCTGGCGCGGTATAGGCATAAACCGGCGTTGTGTAGGTTACATCAACGGTTGTTGCGTCGTTCGTGATAAAAATCCATCCAGTCTCTAAAAGTGTCAGCGTGTCATTGTTGGCTATTGTTTCCCGGACTATCGGAGCGTTTGAGCTGTCGAAGAAATAACCCCGCCTGACATTGACAAATTCTGTAGCGGATTTCAGAAACCCGAACATGATCTCGGACGTTGTCGTTTTCAGGCTGATCATTTGCCCGACTCGGCTAGAAATCGCAGTCCCTACCGTGTCAATGGTAATGGTCGGCCTTTCGCTGTCATCTTCTCCGAAATACTTAGACCACTCCTGATCAACAAAACTTGTGTCGTTAATCGCGCATGTGTTGTTAGTGGCCGGTGCGGTCGTTAAACCTGTCTCGTCAATGTCCGTTGTGACTTCCGTCACTGTTCCATTGATTGAAACTGATAGGGTTGTGGCTGCCCCCTGAATGGTGACCGTCGCGGCCGCTCCATTTGGATTGAGAAAAAACGGCTGGCCTGAAGTCGATCTGGTTTTACCTGAAATGACCCTGTTTTGTGCTGCCGTCAATCCGGAAACATCAATCGAGGATCCGCCGACAATCAAATCAGTTATAAAAGCGTTTCCCCATGGATAAAGAGCGGTCCCGAGACTTTCGCCGGAAGTTGCGACGCCTGACGCATTACGGCCGACTAAAGAACCATTTAACGCTGATATAACGGAAAGCATATCCGCTGATTTTACTATTAATCCAGCCGCAACGGTTGTGCTATCTGGTAAAGTACCAATACCCATTTTTTACCCCCATGTTGAAACGTCCCATCGTGAAAAATCATAAGCTGAGATCCAAGCAATTAAGACCCCATCATCAAAAGTTTTACCTCTGCCCCGCAGTTTTAAAGTAGTTTGAAACTCGCTCGGGTTTTCTATCCGCTGAATGATCTGAAAAGCCAGCCGCCCGTCAATATTGACCCCGCCAAAATCAATTGGGTAAACATCTTCTGTTGTGTCGTACTTTGCCAGATCCCAAAGCGGCGCGTTAGTTGTCCTGTATGGCCTGGATTTGATCGGGTGACTTACTCCGATTGTATCAAAAAAACCGATTTGATTAGCAAGTTGTGTTTTGCATGTTAGTTTAAACTCAAGCCGTGGATAACGGAATTGATTGACAAGCCGTTTTGCAATCAATAACTCCTTTGTGCTGTCGGTGATAAAATCAAACGTAAACTTTTTTTGTTTGAGCCCAAACCATTCAACGCTTTCGGTGTCTGAATAAGGATCTGAGTCGTTTATTATGATGCTGTTGAAAATCCTTTGAGCCCCATTATTATAGTCCGTAATGCTGACAATGTTTTCCCGGTCGAGCGTGTCGCCCGGGCCGTAAAAATAAGAAACGTTTTGAGTGTTTTCATCTCTGGTTTTTACCTTGATTGTTTCATCATCGACGTATAAAACGCTGTTCGATGCAATTAATAATTGCCTTACGGCCTGCCATGTTGAGATGCCAGAAAACGGGGTTACATCGTCAATCGCTAAATCTAAATCAACCTCGATCTCGCTGGCGTCATAAGTTAAAACGGCCGTTATTGCTGAATTATTCAGAATTGATTTTAGGGCCTCGCTGAACAGATCCCCATTTTCCAGAACCCCGGCTTGCACCTGAACAGTGTCAATGATTGAATCGTTAGCAAGAACCTTTATTTTTGCGGTATCGTCTGAATTAAATACCGTAGCGTCGTCACTTGTGAGCCCCTTAAAACTCAATGACGAATCCGTCAGACTGTCATAATAAACAACCCTGACTTTCGCCCGCTGGCTTTTGTATTGAAAGAATGAGCGCGGGTCGTTGTCGTTAAATTCCCCGCAGTAATTTGTGCATACCAGGCTGATAGACCCTAGGCGATAATCTCCGATATTATAATCTTCTGAGTCGGTGTTTTTCTTGATCGATGATAGATTATCAGATATGACATAGTCAGATATTTCAATCTCGGTTCCGTAGGTTTCCTCGTCAACCAAGGGCGTCAAATAAACTTTGTAGTTTTTGTCTGTCATACTGATGCAACCAAAGTTAATGTATTATTCGGAGCGTTGACATAGGTTGTCAGTGGATAACTCGGATTGATTGACCCTGATGTCTGCATGTTGTAAATGTCCGGAAGTCTAAAGCCTTTTATGTCAAATCTAAAATAGTCAGACCCCCTCCGACCACCGCACAACCAAACCAGAAAACTTTTTGATTCATCAAACAAGACGTTTATTAAATCCATATCAGCCTGTGAGGGATAACTCTCAAACTCAAGACCGAAACTATTGACCTCGTATGATTTTTGTATCTGTGCGAGCCCTGACAAGACCTGTGATTCCCTTGAATTGCGGTTAAAATCAATGTCAACTATTTGCGGATACCCCGTAAATGTTCCGAGCTCTTCAGTCGTGAACAGATTGTAGATGATCTTTTCAGCGTCAGCGACCTGGGTTTTTGTGACTGAAATCTGTAGTTCGCTGGTAGTGATCGAAGCCACTTCATAATATGCGCTTTCATCTGCAAATGCTGTCTCTGATATTCCGCCAGCCAAAGCCCCATCAATACCAAACACGCTTGTGAAGTCCGTCCACATTCCGCCTGAATCATACTTGACTGTAAACTCTTTGAAATTGATTTTGTTTAAAATAATCCGGTCAATAGTTACTGTGGTGTTGTATGTGACAGTGATCGTTTCAGTTGTCAGGTCATCACTTCCGATTGACTCCCAATAAACGAGGTCAAGGCGATTTGTTAGGATGTTGTTGGCCGCTGAACTATTCGAGCTTGCAACAGCCGTTGTGCCGTCGTTGAATAGTGCCGATGATCTTTCAAAAAATTTAATCCCGCCTGTTATTGTCATGTCCCCAACTCTTGTTTTTCGCGTTGTTTTACAGTTATGTAATCGATAAAATCATCTTGGATGCCAATCTCGTTAATAACTCTTATGGTTCTTTCTCCGCTACCGTTTGACCCTGCGTTTCGTGATCCTGTTATTGACGGCCGGGACATGCTTCGACTTCTCAGGCCCCCGATTGATGAGGCGAAACCGTTTGGAATTACCACTTCTCCGGGCTCAAGTAGTGCGGGTACAATATCGCCCGATCCGTTGCCGGGGACAATTCCGCCTTTTTGGAAGCCCAGGACTGTCCCAATTGCACCTGTAACGGCTCCGCCCGCTCCTCTGATCCCACCCTCAATTATTCCTATGGCTCCGCCGGCTACATCCTTGCCTGTTTCGATTATTGCGCCGCCGGCCTGCTCAATCGCGTCTTCGATTTCGTCGCTTAAATCAAACTGGTCTAAAATATCGGTTAAAGCATTGTCCCCTAATAATTTCTTAATTTCTTCTTCTGTCTTGTTTGTGGCTCTGATCGCTTCATAAAGAATATCCCCGCCAGGGACTGCCGTCAAATAAGTTCTTAACAATTCGTCTGCGGCTTCATCCAGTGGGTTAGCCATTTTATCGACCATGCCACTAAAAGCACTTGAACCGAATCCGCTGGCGTTTGTGTCGGACTTGTCTTCCATTCCCAGGAGCGCCTTAAATATCCCTGGAACTTTAAAAATGTCGGCGAATGTATCATATAAGCCCGTTTTTTCTTTCTGACCTGCTACGCCGCCCTCTCTCATTCTGCGGGCGCCCATCATTGCAATGACTCCGGCGACTTCATCTTTTGGCACAACCAGTTCCCCTGGCTCCAGCATGGCTGGAACTATGTCACCGTCACCGGTTCCCGGAACAATGCCACCGGTTTTCATGGCCTGAACTTTTGAAACCCTCTCGGCTCCATATGCAGCAACCCCGGCCGCCGCGATTGCCCCGAGGCCAACACCCACATAAGGAATCCACGCCAGCGAATTATAAGCCTTCATTGCAGCTTCAATGGTTGACATTGTAATCTGAACAATTGTCGCGGCCTTTCCGAGTGTTTTTAATTCATTATTTTCTGAATTGATCAGCATTGCAACGGCATCGGCGCCGTTTTTTATTGCCCCATATTCTGAGCTGGCTTGTATTTCTTTTAGTTCGGTCATTTTTTTACCGAACTCGGTCTCACTTAGCAACTGCCCATTATGGTACTTTCTATATAATTTGTCCTCTTCTGATAGCTTGTCTTCAATTTTTTTTAGTTTTTCCGCTTCCCTTTTTTCGATCTCTGCTACAACGTCGCTGGTAAAGTCTCCGATTCTTTCAAATTCGTCCGCGTCTGCCTCGGCTTCTATCTCAGCCCGTTTCATTGCCTCGGCTTCGATTGCTGCGTTTCTTTTCTTTGCTGCGTCCTCTGCTGATTGAACGACCGCAGCGTCAGTTTCCTCTGCCTTCTCCTTTCTCTCGTCTTCTTTTACTAACCATGTATCCACATATTGTTCATTTGTGGCTGTCCTTGTCTTGGCGTTTTTTACCCATCCGTCCGTGTATTCCTTATCGGATTTCGCGCTTTTTTTGACCCAACTATCGACATATTTCAAATTCTTGATCATGTCTTTCTGTTCTTTCTTCCACTTCTTTTGACTCTCGATCTTTAAGTCAATAACCTTTTTGGCCGCAGAAAAAACCTTCCCGATAATTTTGAGGGCTCCGCCAATAATTGTAATTGCGCCTTTTATGCCAGAGGCGAGAATCCCGATAGCTTCTTTATTGTCTGCAATTGCGTTAGAAATTTCAGTTATTGCTTCGGTTACTTGCGGCGCTATTTCTTCGCCGAGTCCAATCAATGCATTATCTATTTTATTCTGTGCAATCTGCCATTTACTCGAGTTTGTTTCAAATGCTGTCGCCGCTTCGGCGTTTAAAGCTGATGCGTCTTTCGAGGCGTCGCCCGCCCGTTTCATCGCCTCGGCTAAAATATCAGACCGGCTTGCGAGCGTAGGCAATATTTTATTGACCCGTATCCCGGAAAGGTTCATTTCGCCAAGCTCGGCGGTCATGTCCTTGCCTTCAGCGCCGGCCCTTCCCAATCCCTCGATAAACTTTTGGAATACAAGCGGCGCGTCTGTTGCAAAAGTTTGAGTTAATTGGTCGCCGGTCATCCCTGTTAGTTCAACCAATTTTTCAAACGCCGGCCCGCCCTGTTCTCTTATAGCTGCGTCAATACTTGCAAACGCTTTTCCAACTACAGTCCCGCCCGCTTCAGCCGCGATTCCAAGACTTGCCATTGACGCGGATATTCCAAGGATTTCGTCAGAGGCGAGGCCGAATTGAACAGTAGCTTTTGCGACGTCTTTCGCTACTTCTAAAATTTCAGATTCAGAGGCGGCGAAATTATTACCCAAATCGACTAGGGTTGAGCCTAAAAGGTCAACGCTGCTTATTGATTCATTTGTAAGGTTGAGAATCCTGGCAATAGCAAGCGCGGCCTGTTCGCCTTCAAGGTCTGTTGTGGCTCCGAGCTTGGCAATTGTTTCGGTGAACTTGGAAAGGTTCGCGGTTCCTTTGATTCCAAGCTGACCTGCTGCGGTTGCAATTTCTAAGAGCTTATCAGTTGTAACCGGGATCCGCTCCGACATGCTGATAATTTCGTCTTTGAAATCCTCAAGGTCTTTGCCCGCCAGGTTGGTTGTCTTTGCGACATTTGTCACACCTGTTTCAAAATCTGCAAAGGCTTTCGTTGCGACAACCCCGAGCGTAACGGCGGCGGCCCCTATTGCTGCAAAAGTACCTTTCGCGACGGTTCCAAGTTTTTTATAACTGCCTTCAAGGTCTTTATTCTGCTTTTTAAGTTCCTTGACGGTCGCTTTGAACTTTTTGCTGTCGCCCGCAATCTCAATTATTAGTTGTTCAATAACTGTTTTAGTCGGCATTAGTTGATCCTTCGCTCTTCAGTTAGCCTGCTGTGTATTTCCTCAAACTCTGCAATGTCTTCTTTCGAGAATTTCATTTGCTGCCCCCTTCTTACAGGAGCCCCTTTCATTTTCATACCGTGTATTTTTGCGTTAAATTCGTTATCATCAAATCTCTTGCAATGTATGTCTTGCCGCAATAAATCAACTTGTTTCGGTGTAAGGCTTAAAAACTGCTCAATGCTCATTCCCCCGGCTGAATAAAGCTCAACATAGATAGGGCTCCAATCTATTACTTGATCCTGTTTCCTTGCGCCTTTGGACTGCGCCCTTAATGCATTGAATATTGAGCCGCCCTTCGGCTCTTCCTCTTCCTCTTGTGGTGTGAATGAGCTGTTAATAATTTTGTTAATCTTGTCCACAAACCCGTTAAAAATCTCGACTTTGTTTTTGTGATTCCTGATCTCTTCTTTGAGTATTTCAGGTGTTGATATAAAGCCGCTTTCAATCATGCATGGTTCTGGCTCGCCTGGCTTTTCTTTAACAAGTGGCTTCCATGGTCTTGAAAAAAGGCGCTCTTTCCAATCTCTTTTGACCGTTGTTTCCTTGAATCCATCCTTATAGATTTTGATTTTTTTAAACTGATCGCCAGCCAAGTGAAAAACAATTTCAACGATTGCGTTTTCTCGCGCAATGTCACCATGTTCGTTTTTTAATGTCTGGCCCATGCGCTCGAATCCACACTGACCGTCCAAACTAAAAAACCGCTCAGACCAGGACATAGCCCGAAGGTCGAACGGTTTCAATGTTATATCAAGCCCGTTCCATTCTATAGACAATGGATACGGGCAAAAGTCAGACAGTCCCATTATAGAATGTTGTCTGAAAAATACAGAGTCGCTACATTTCCGAGCACTGAATCATTCAGCAATTTGGCGGAAATGTCCGTTGTTGAAAAATCCCCTTGTGAAAAGTTCCAGGTCATCCCGGACGTGCAAACAGCTTTCGGGCAATGCACGTACATTGATCTCCCATCTGCTCGTTGCTTTCCAAAAATATAAAGTTCATGCTCCGGGAAAATGTATCCTTCAACGCCAATTTCAACTTTTGACATCCCACTGTGAGGTGGTGTGACGTGATATTCTGCCACATCACCGATAGTCATGGCAACCGTGCCAGACCCGCCTGTTAATTCAATCCCGGTTCCAGGAACTTCGGCCGGAGAGGCCCCGGCGTCCACAATTGTCAGCGGGCTTGTCGTGATCTTCATTGTGTTGTCGTCGGCGTAAAGAGTTGTCCCTCGCGTAAATTGAAAATTCGAAACAGCATAAACATCGACGGTCGTAGCTGATGCAGCCACAACCCTGAATGCGCCGGTTTTCATGTTGGCGGCTTCACCTGATTTCAATGTGGCCGTTGCAATCCCGGTTGTAGCGTCAAAAACGCTCGTTCCCTCTTTATTCACCAGCGCGGAAACTGTTCCGTCTGTGGCGCTAGCAGCGGTAGTCGTTATTTTTGCCGCTGCATAATTTTGCATTACCCAGTCTGGATATTCCTTGATCTGAAAATTAATGTTTGAGTCAACTTCCGTGATCTCAGTTGCCCATGGGTAGAAAGAAGACCCGCCCCGGTTGTCAACACTGGAAGCCTCAAATGCAAGGCTTATGTCTCCGAGAATCCGAGCTATCCCAGTTGGAAGCCTTGTGGTTCTGTCAATTGAACAAACTGAATGCACGCCGAATAATTGACGCCCTACCGCTGGAAAATTTGTTGGTGTTGTGCCCATAATTTACCCCTCTTTTGGAATGGTTTTAATCACGCCCTCTGTGACCAGATTAGGGAGAAACAGCCGAGGGACCGAGACTAATTCACCCTTTTTGATAATTATGTGAAAATCGTTGTGATGTATTTCGTGATCTTTCAATGGTTCCTTGATTTCGATTTGCTCCAATGGATCTTTACCCGTTTTCTTCGACATGATTCCCCCTGTTTAATTTAGACACCCCATTTGTAGCGGCTATCTTTTCAAGTAAAATGTTGAGCCTGTTCACTGTTCTCGACAGGTCCCGCGTTGCTTGTGTTGAGTTTTCTATCAACTTCACCATGTATTCTTGATGAATCCTTTCTTTCTCAATCTCTGATTTAATGCCCAATAACACCGCGTCCGACGCCTTATGATTTGCCAGCGAAGTCTCTTTATATTTTGAATAATCGGTTGTGATAAGATCGATTTTTTTTTCAATATCAAAAGCAAATGTTTGGATAGTTAGAGCGAATCCAACTATCAGAACAACAACGCTAATCAAACCGGAATAACGATTTAGTGTTTTAATCATATCCTTGTCTCTGTCTGCATTCTGAGATCAATAAGTGACATTCCGCTATTATGCGGGTCAACATATGAAGCGCCGATCGCTTCAAAAATGATTCCATTTATTTGTATCGTGTCGTACTCTTTTACGTTCTCGACGTCTGTTGTGGCTGCCATGACTGTCGTTTCTGGCTGTATTACTGGGTTTTCTTGTTCAGGGTCGCCGTGTAAAATTATATCATCATAAATCACATTGAAAGCCGGTTGCGCAATGCCGTCTTGCGGAGTCCAAACGGCTGAATATCCAAATTCATCTGTATTTATAAAGGCTGCAGAGATATCGCTAATTATTTGGCTTTTTAGAGTCATATTTTACGGACTAAAAACGCGCCCCTGGCCTCTCATATAGAAAGTATCAAGGGCTGTGAGATTGTCTTGAATCAAAACCTCTAGTTTTTGAATCGGTGAAGCGCCCCCGTCCAGCTCTGCGACAACTTCGGCCTTTGTAAATGTCCAACGACCGTTTAACCCGAAAAAACCGGACGGCGCTTTTGTTGAATAATCAACGTCGTACATGTCAAGCTTCATATCGGCGTTGCTTTTCCAGTTTGCAAAAATGACAGTCCTTCCGGCTTCTGTTGTTGCTCTCAGTGAAACGCCGTTTGTTAGCGCCGTTATCCCTCCAAATTTGGCATCATCCATTGCCGTCTGATCTGTAATTGAAAGCATCACCCGCGTAAATTGCCAAACCGTTCCCGGCGGTGGGTCAATTTCAAATATTTCAGGGCTTGCCAGGGTTCCGGATACATTCATATTTGTCAGAACTTCATACACTGTAGCGGCTGTCGTATAATCGAATCCGAGCGGCCTATCAAGTTGTAATGTTCCAGGTGTCCCAGGTGTTACCGCTGTCAATGTCATTATTCCAATTTCCTGAATACCAACGCCGGCAACCGTTTCTTCAATCTTAATTTGATTGCCAACTGCAAAACCTGTTGTATCTGCAACAGATATTGAAGTGTCGCCAGCGGTCGCGGCCGTGTTTAAAGTCGTCGATCCATCATGTTGGTGGAATGTTTCATTGACAATTTTCCTATGAACCCATGCCGAATTAACATTTAAAGCCGATCTGTAAGATGAAATGTTTTCAAAATACCCCGTTAGCTCACTTTGTCCGGTTATAACAGCTTTCATTAGTTCAGCGTCGTCATCATCAACGATCATATCCTGAATTCTATGAGAGCTTGGTTTTACATAATACGGTTTTAAAATTGTCTGCAGGTTGAAACTTGTTTGATTCGTTCCGCCATTCGTATAAACAACCCTAAAATATTGAGCCGCCGCCTGAAAACTCCATGTCTTTTTTGCTCCGGCTGCAAGTGTAAATTCATCATCGCTTACAATTCCCGCGACCGTTCCGTCTGTTGAAAATTGAACAACTAATCCATTTGTCGCGCTGGCTACATTTGAAGTTATAGAAATTACAATGACCCCGAAATTTGTGATATCTTCCCATTCTCCTGTGAATGATAGACCGGCATTTAACGTATCGGTTGTGGAATTGATTGTGCTGATATGCCCAGGGGCGAGCGCGACAAGACCGTAATATCCATTTGTCTTGATTACATCAACCGCCTTACCTGTATCCTTATCGTAAATCTGAACTTTGTAACCAATTCTCATTTTTAACCTGGGCTAATGTAAGCGCTTAAACTTGTCGTTGCTGTTGCGCCTGATAACGCAATTTTAATTTTTCCGGTAGCCGCCTGAAAGTCGTCGATATAATCATTCGTGAAAGTGTTCAAAGCCGGGTCTGTGTAGTTTTTGCCGCTATCATAAGAACCTGTTACGGTTATAGTTGCGCCACCCCAAACACCAACCAACTGAATCCCGCCGGGTGTGCCGTTGCCGTTCCAGTCTTTGACAACTTCTGTGTCTTCTGTTTGGTTCTCAAAAAATGTCGGCACATTTACCCCTTATCTTTTACCGGGTGCTGATTTTCTCCCGCGCTTCTTTGTTTCTTTTTTTTCTTCAAGCTGTGGTGTTTCTTTTTGCTCCACTGTTTCTTCGGCATTGATCTCGATAACTTCGCCGGTCAAAAATTCGACAATATCAGCTTTCAATTCGTCATTCTTTTTTGACAGATTCAGTTTCAATCCGTCGCAATTTTCTTCGACGAATTTTACAAGCAAAGGCCTGTTGAAATCCTTGATTTGTTCAGAAACCGGCAACTCGTCGAATACAGATTTTTCAACGATAGCGTGGGCAAATTTCTTGTCAATCAGATCCTTGCTACCGAAGTTTTCGCCCATTTTCAAATGGAAAGGGTTTGTCACTTCGTAAATTCCATTTTTGACGGTCCTTAGGGCAAAAGCTCTGCTTTTAGCCTGGCTTTCATCGAGGCCAACAATCGCGCCTGGATTTATTTGGATAAATGGCGCCGTCACAATATAATTTTCCATTGTAAACCGTTTTTGAGTTAAGCGGGACCGGAGCCCCGCCTTAAATTTATGTCATGGTAGCCATGCAGACGTCTTGCCAGAAACCATATCCGACATTTCTGCGAGCATCAACACCAAATTGCCAAGCGTCGTTGTCAAATTCAAATTCTGATCCCTCGGCCTTTGTTTTCAGCTCAACCTCTTTTTCTTGCTGGCGAATCAAAGCTTTTCCGCCGCCTGAATCAGTCCTGAAAGTTGCAATCTGCTCTGTCCAGGTCAAGCGCGCATTTGGAGCAAAGGAGATTGAAAAGTCCTGATCTTCTTTGAACCCGTAAAGCTGGTTAGTGGCTCCACCACCGAAAGTCGGGCTTGTAAGCGCTGCAGAGACGGAAGACATCAACGGAATCGGGCACATAACGAGAAATTCGTTCGCCTCTTCTCCCATCGGCTCGTTTTCATTGTCTTTGAACCCTATGATTGCCTCAACAGTTTGCAAAATAACTTGAGACATTTCCTCAGAACTTGGATTCGTGGTTGATCCATGAACCTGGGTCGGCAAAGCTGAAATATCAATTGATAAATCGTTGCTTTGGCTGGTTGTGTTGTTGCCTTCGACGTGGTCAGTGTCGAAAAAATATTGACCATCGTAACAAGTCGTTGATTCCCCTGCGATAATCAGATCGGTAAGAAGCTTGGCCCAATGCGAATTGGTACGCCGCGCCAGGTCCATGATTCTCATGCGGGTTTGGCCGGTGTCGTCACGTTGCGCGTCAGCCCTCAAAACTTCCAGAGTAGCTTCAAACCGCTTGTTCGTGATTGAATACTCATTGTCGTAAAAGCCTTTTGCCTGTCTCGCCCCGATCCATTCACGCATTTGCGGGACCATTCCGAGCCAACGATAAATCTCTGTCAACTGATTCGAGGTGAAAAGCTTTGAAACTGAATTTATCCAGCTTACACCCGTATCTTGTTGCAAAGTTTTGTAAAAAGTCCCGATCAAGCCCCGGCTTGATCCTAATGCATTCACACCCATTTTTATCTCCCGATTATGGTTTTCGATTTCCAACACCGGGAAAGCGAAAGATAGTTAAAGCGGGCAAAATCGCCCGCTGTTTGTTAAGCTGCGGCCCTATAGACTACATAGGAAATAACAGCGTCGTTTGAAGTGTTCGCAGCGTCCAAAGTGAACGTCACAGTATCGGCTGAAGCAACCGCGCCTTGAATAATGGTTCCCTCGCTTCCGAGTGTGTGAAAGGTTGCGGTAACAATGTCAGTTGCAAGAGCCCCCGTTACGGTATGCGCCAACGTTGCGCCGCCGCCGGTCCAAGTAACCTCACCGGCAAACTTAATAACGTGACTTGGGGCGATTCCAGTCGCCAACATTGCGAGCAAAATCTTAGCCGCTCCGATTGTAACGGCTCCGGCGTTGTCAATTGTAACATCGCCAGAAACAGCAACACTATTAATGTCGGTGCCGTCGCCTATAAGGATTTGCGCATCTGTCTCCGCTGCCAGCGCCGCCGGTCGGTTGCTTGCCTGTCCTGAATAAATAGAACCCTGTGCAAGATCGGCCATTTTACCAACTGTCACGGCTTCGTCTTCAATGTCAGCCGTTCCAACTGTTGAGGGCGGGCGAGGCGTGTCAAACGTTACGTCGCAAATACCAGATGAAATCCACCGCAAAACGTTTCCGATTTTGGTATTTGTTCCGGCTGTCAGCGTCAAAGTATTATCGTCTGAAGCGTAAACAGGCGGAAAGTCATTTGCAGTAATGGCAGTTGCGCCAGCTACAGCGATATTTGACAGAATTCCATTTGAGCGAACCCTTACGTTAATATCACCGGCGGCTCCGCTTGAATTATCGGCTTGACGCATACAAACACCCTGAAACGGATCGCCAGCCACCAAGGGCCGTGAATATCCGCTCGCATTTTCACCGACAAAAGCGCCTTCGTAAATGATATCTGAAGCAATAACGGGAAGGTCATTCATGTCACCCTGGCCGTAGTTTCTCGGTGTATCTTTGGCTAAAGTTGTCATTATTCATCCCTCCCCTGAAATACACGAACATGCCCGGCTTGTGTTGCGTCCAGATATGCCTTGTAAGTTTCAAAATCCTGGAATTCTGCTTGCAGCTCTTTTGAACCTTCGAATTCCTGTTCCGGCGTTTTTGCTTCCGGCTCTGCTGGTTTCGGATCCGTGACAACCGGCTCGGGTTGTGCGACTGGCTCCGGCATTCCGGCTGCAATTTTCGCCCCTGCGTCAATCCTGGTTTGTTTCTCAACCGCGTTAAATCGAATCGCGGCTTCCCCTGGGCTTGTCTTTCCGTCTGCTATCATTTCAGCCGCAAGCGCCTCTTGACCGGGAAAACAGGCGGCGTTGATGCCTTGAATTCTTTCCCTTTCTTCAACTTTTGCTTGTGCTGACAAATCCGCGTTCAAAGTCTTGGCTTCCGCTTCGGCTTCAAGTTCTGCGAATAGCTCCGGATGATTAGCCTTGAGTTCATCCTTTGTCATATTTGCCCTTTGATTTTGGTTTAAAATTGGCGCACCGGCCTCGTTATTGATTAATTCATTCAATGTGGCAACACCGTCCACAAGTCCAACTTCAATTGATTCCGCACCGATAAAAATGCGGCCTTGCATGTCAATGATTTGTTGTGGATCCATGCCGCGCCGCGCTGCAATATCTGCGACCATAGGCTCGAAATTCTTATCAACCATTAACTGTATTTCGGCCGCGTCCGTTTCTGACAGCGGCTTATCTCTCGAAAGGCTATTCTTGTAAACACCCGTCACGAACTCATTGACGGCAAGCCCTTCCATTTCATTCATTTTTGAAACATCAAGCCGCCTTGCTATAACTCCGATTGATCCAACTTGATTTGATTTTCCTGTGATATAGATTTTAGACGCGCCCGAGACAGCCAAATATGCAGCGCTGGCGATTGTTCCATCTGAAAAGGCTATCACCTCTTTTATTGTCGCAGCCTCTGCGATAAAATCAGCAAGTTCGAACGCGCCCTCTACAGCTCCGCCGCCTGAATTTACATCAATGATAATTTTGTCAATTTCTGCGCTGTCAATTGCGGCCTGGATATTCTTTTGAACGTTTTTGGTTGAGGTTCCATCAAAAAAGAATGTAAAAAACGACATTCCCGGAGACATTACGCCTTTTAAGGGGATGATTGCGGTAGAGCCCTGAACCTCGAAAGCCGGCCGCCCTCTCTGTTGGTCAGTCAGCAAAGCTTTAAAATCAAGCTTTTCGCCCTGCATGTGGTTGATATATTCCTGCGTTATCTCTGTCAAAGAGCCCTGGTCTATCATCCATGGCGCGTTTAAAAGCCCTAAAATTTTCATGCTTCCCCCAATCCTGGAACGTCGGCAAGCTCTTCGAGTCCTGCTTTTGTTCTCAGTTCATTTTCTCGCTTTAGCTGTTCGGTGACTTTAACCCAATCCTTACCGGTTGTTTCTGTTGTGATTCCCGTCAAACTTTTGACACCCATTTTATGATAAAGGGCATTCGCTCTTGATTCTTTTAGCTCGTCAATTGCAGGCCTTGTCGGTCCCGTCCATTGGTTGTAAGCTGACCCTTGAAAAGCCTTTTTAATTCTGTGATTTGAAAAATATCCAGGCGCGTCAAGTATCCCCTCTGAAACAACCTCATCTAAAAAAGCCTCGTAAGTTGGCTGACATAATCCAACGGCCATGTCGGTCCGCTTTGCCAAAAAATAAACCCAGGCTAAAAGAACCTCACCCCGGCTGGCAGAATATGACTTATCAAAAGTCATCATAATCAAACTTCTCGGAACTCCAACCGCCGCGCCAATTTCGGCAACCATTGCATTAAAATAAGGCTCAAATCCTGAGTACGGTCTTTTTGTTTCGAACGATTGAAATCCTGTTCCAGCGTCAGCCCTCACAATTGATCCGGATCCAAGCGTCAGCTTATCATTTAACGATTGTGTCCCGGATTGAGAAGGGGACTGTTTCGTCTGCTTTGTGTCGCCTGGCTCGCCGGTAATTACCAAAGTGTAATAGCTGTTGATAACGGCCGCTAATAATTCAGCGTTTGATAATCTGCCGAGCTGAACCAATTTATCTGTTACGGTTCCCAGGATCGGGATTCCCCGCGTTTGCCCCGGTCTGATCTGGTTATAATGCTGCAGAATGTTTCGGCGTCCGGTCCTGCTGTCGAAAATGTTTCTTGTTTCCCACTTGATTTCAATATTTTTGGAGTAATCGCCAGCGATAGCATTTGATATTTGATATTGTATTGGCTCGCCGTATTCGCCTTTTATTACTCCCTCGACTTTTTCCGCGGTGTCTTGCTCATAGTCTTTATTGCTAACTCTCTCACTTTCGATTGTTTGAAGTTTCAGCTTGAAATCAGAGCCGGCCCGTTTTTTATTCGTGAAAAGCGTAAAGCAGTCGCCGCCCTCAAGCATCGATTCCAGTGTTAAATATGTCTTTTCTTGAAAGTTCTGAATTCTTGCCAGGTCGCTTTCTTGTGATTCTGACCATATCCGCCACAAACTTTCGGCTTCATCTTGCCAAGCCGTCGCCCTTTCCTGATCCCATCCGAGCAAACGGGCATCAATTTGTGGATGAAGGGTTAAGCCCCGGGCCCCGATTGCATGGTCACAAACACGATTTATCAGACCCCGAGCAACCGGAACATCCCTGACAAGCTGCCTGTCTCTTTCGACTATCGTCAGCCTTTCCCCGAAATCAACCGAGCTATCAGCATCAGTCAAGGCCGTCGTGTAACCGTCGAAAACCGCGCTTGATTTAGCCGCCGCCTCGTAACCGCCAGCGGTGGCCGCAAGTTTCATCCGGCTTTCATGCCTCGACTTCGCCCATCCTGGAAAATACTGCGCAACCTTGTCGATTACGTTCGGCCTTAAGGCTGATTGTGGTAATTCAATTTTTTGGAGTGGCATTTATCTGTCAGTTAATGAAATTTGACTCGTAATCAGTCCGCCCGCTGAATTTTCTTCAAGTGCTTTGATTTTTCCGTCTAAATAATCCAAATACTCGCGGACCTCTTCAAGATTTGCTCTTTCAAGCCGCCGTCCTGCAATTTCGTATTCCTGCCCGGTTGCAATGGCTGTGCTGGCTGCCTTCCATGTGTTAAACTCTTCTGTTAAGTTTTCCAGATCCCAACCGGCCATATTTTGCCCATAAAAAAAGGGATAACAGATTTATATCCGCTATCCCTGAGTGTGCTTTGAGGTTCTTTGTGTTTTCGAAAACATTTTACCCCGCGTTTTTATCGTTTCATTGAAATTAGATAATAAACGAGGTTTTTAGAATGTGTCAAGCTTTTTTTCGATTAAATTCGATTGTTTTCGATTAGTGGCTGATTTTGGTGGGTTTTGGGTTAGAAATTATATTGCTCATCAAAGTTCTTTTCCGGATCCAAGATTATTAATTTTCCTATAATGCCTGAATTAGCGATCGCCTTAATATTGTTTTCACCATAAGCAATCAAACAAGACGGGGCCCCGGCGTCGTCTTTGGCTTGCCTTCCGTCAACGTGAAAAAATGAAAGTCTGCCTTTTAAAAAAAATACCGCGTTCGCCCTGCTCCAAACCCAATCAAAAAACATTTTTGTTTCTGTCCTGGCAAATATAAGCGCAATTCCGTTGCCATGTTCAGAGAGTTTTTTTAACCATGCCCCGGTATGTTTTCCGTAAGGGGGATTCATCCAGACACGACCAAACCAAGGCATTGATAACCCGTCGATTTTTATTGTATAGTGTTCTTTTGCTGTATCCCATGGCCTGACGATCGGTGAACACGGATCAAGGTCGAATTCTCCAAACGATCGTATAATTGCCGGAGGAGTTAGCCACTCATCTTTTCCCATGTTTGCACTATGATGGGATCCCATTCCTGATTTTTTCATCTTTTCAAACCCCATTTTTACAGTCGGGTTTTTGCCCGACTATGTTATTTACTAGATTTCGAGCCTCAATTCCTTCTTTGTTCTGTTCTCTTTTTTACCGTGAAGTTTTGAGTGCTGGCTTCTGGTCATGGCTTGTAAATTTTCGAAGCGATTATCAGAACGGTTTCTGTTGATATGATGAACAACAGTGTATTTGTTAAGTGTTTCGCCGCTGTATTTTTCATAGATATACCGGTGTTCAGCCTTAGAATACTTTAAATCATGTGTATAAATCATTACATATCCAGAATCCTCAAGCGTCTTGTATGGGTAATCTGGATAACCTGAATCCTTTAATTCTTGTAAAAATGACAATTCGCCTACTTTTGACCGGTACGAATCAAAAACTCTTTTAAATAAATTTTGAAAATAAAGCGCGTCTGTGGTGATGCCCCGATCATATTCTATTTCAAACTCTTCTTTTAAACTCTCCAAAATAGGTAGGGATTCATATTCAAATTCTGACATCAATTCAAAAACTCTAACCATTTGGTGTTCTGCCATTTCTAAAAGGTCTGAAGCTGGCAAGCTGTTTTCAATTTTTGGCGTTGAATGCCCAACAAAACGCCCTTTGCTTTTTCTCTGACGATCTTTCTTAAAATCCTTTTGTATTATTTTATCTTCCATTGAATCCCCTTTTTAAAAAGAAATTTATGTCCTGTTTTGAAAAAAACAGGGTTATTCAATTTATTTGTTCTTTTATTTGTTTATTACTTGTTAGTGTCTTACCATAAGACACGAGCATGTCTTACTATAAGACATGAAGGGACGCACCATAAGACACCGGTGTCTTACTATAAGACATGGGATCTATAAATTTCAATTGCCTCCTCAACACTTTCACCCTCGGGAGTATTATGTATTTCGTGTTCGTCATCTTCAAATATTCCAATCAAGTCTGGCATATCTAAACAGAAATAATACTTATTTTTAACATTGCTACCGACCGGGGATGATATTTTTATCAAAATACCGTGTTCAATCAAAGTGTTCAGAGATCGGTTAACGGTATCCCTTGAGCAACCAGCAAGATCCGCAATGGTTCTAGTATCAGGGTTGCACTGTGAAGTTGTGTTATTCCTGAACGTAGCCAGGACAAAGAGAATAGATTTTAAAGCGGTTCGTGATTTCAGCTTGCCTTGATCATTTTTGAAGCTGATTTTTAAATCAAGGTGTGCGATTTTTCGGAACAATGCAATATTGTCTAAAGCTGCATTTCCGTTATTTGTGAATACATCAGGCATGACAATCCCCTACAGACCGTTGTAACCGGCGTGAGAGATTGTGTAGGGCAATCTCTCACATTGGGCCGCTAAACCCGAACCGGCAGGAGTTATGAAAAGAACAATTTAAGGATATTCATTTTTTTGGGGGTTGTCAATCTAAACTTGTATACCCCTACTAATCACACGTTTTGCCTTTTTTCCGCTGGTTCCGTCGTTGATTCCTTCGCTATTCCATTTTTTAAAATCATCCCAATCAATACCAAATTCATAGTCTTTGAATGAAAGAATAAAGGCGGCGTCAGCGATAAACATGCAGCTTTCCGGCTCGTCTCTGGCGTGGTCGTATGGCTTGACCATGATCCCCTTTTCATCTGGCTGCCTGATCGTCAATTGTCTGAAAAAATCCTCTGTGAAACATGGCTTGTTTCCGATATGTAAGTTGCTTTCATTGCCGGCCTGTTTATTCTCAATATGTTTTTCCAAAAGGTTCCGAATTGCTACCCTTTTGATATTCGAATACATCCCCCATGTTTCGAATCCGTCAACGTCCTGGGTTGCTGTTCGGCTCATGAAATTAATTGATCCTTTGGTGATTTCCTTTCCAAACACTCCAAAAATAGGCTGATACATGTTTCCCAGGTTCAAAGGCTCAAAGTTCTGAATAAAATACTTAATCCATGCCTCTTCTTTTCCCCACCCTATGTCAATTGCAGCGCAATAAATCGGCTGATCCTGCCCCCATGAATTGCGGTAACGCTTTGTCAGGAGAAAGTCGGCAACATCATTCCAGGGGCTTCCCTCAAGACCTGGTTTAATTTTGGGATCCCCGCCGAAAATCCTGTGATCAATCAAAAACCTGTCATTGTTTGGCCCGTATCCGTTGACCTGCCCCTCGATCCTTCCGGGGTTTTCCTGAACATCAAAACCGCAACTCAAAATGACGCAGTCTTCTGGTAGTGGATCCAAATTTTCCATAGTTTTAAAAAGGGCTGAGTGTTGGATTTTTTTTCCTGCTTTGCGTTTCCATGGCATTGCTTGTTTAGTGTTTCGGTGCCTGATCTTTTTGGCCTCGTCGCCGAGCTCTTTAAATGCCTTGTCCGCTGACAACCAGTCGGTTGCGTACTGTGAGAATGGATAACCGAGCATGGAGTAAAGACTTGAAACACGGTAGCTTTTTGATAGTGGGTCAATACTTTCTGAATGAGGCCTATACTCCCAGTTCTGCATAACCCTGTATTTGTCATCTTCGTAAACCCGGGGTTTTTCTTTTGCCTTGAATCCTGGGCCGGTTGCAACTTTCTGACAGTCGGTATTCTGACAAAGAATGTAGGGCTCTTCTGTGAGAGTGAAGTCTTTGTGCTTGAATTTTAGGTTTTCAAATTCCCATGTTTGATAATGGCCGCACCGTGGGCACTTCACATAAAAATGATTTTGATCCGCTGATTCATAAGCCGGCCAAATAATACTTTCACCCTCCGCCCTTGGCGAAGAGTTCACAAATATTTTATAGTTTCCAAATCTACCTGAAACCCTATCAAATAGCAACTCCAAAGGCGAGCCCTCACCGATTTTCCTGTCTTTGTGTTTTCCGGAAGTGGTTCCGCCGATATTCATTTTAAATCTGTCAATATCATCGATCAATAGAAGGGATGCTGATATTTTTGCGTAAGAAGTTCCGCTATCTCCGCCCCTGACAATCAATGAGCCCCATGGCCACTTTTTAAAGAGGTGATTGTCATCCCCTTTCTTGGCTCTATGAAGAACGTCCGAAATATATTTGTTCGCTGCAATGGTTCCGGCAAGCTCATCCTTTGCCCAATCTGTGGCCATACCTTTCACGGCGTGCATGGCCAGCACAGGCCCCCTGATTTTGCAGTCAATACGGTAGGCAATCAACACTAAATTCATAGTTGACTTGGCCACTTGAGTCCCGCATACCAAATAAACAACCCTGACCGGGCTTTGTGGGGATAGGTCCCTAAGTGGCTGGATGATATGTGGGCTGTAGGATAGATCAATCAGCCCTTGAATCTCTGAGCTTGCGGGAAGGTGAAAGCGCTTTTCCGCCCATACGTCGACAGGTTCATTGGGATCCGGTTCGAGTGCGCTTAAGTTGACCCTGTCAAAAGTTGTAAAAGTTTTTTTTTAACCGTTTCGTCTGACTGATCGTATTCGGCAATGACAGAAGAAAAGATTTTGTGGTGTTCTGTCTCTGCTATTTGGCGGGCTTCGTGGGTTGATTTAGCCGAGCGCATTTTTAAAGCTGCCTTTTCAAATCCTGTCTTTGACTTGTCTCTGATGGTGCGGAAAAGCTCAAAAGATTTCTCCTCTATTTCATCCTTTGGATGATAAAGCCCGAGCTTGATCTCGTTAGCGATACGGTCTTTATCAGCGGATTGAATGGCCTTGTATTTTTCTACGACCACCCGAGGCGTCTGCAGGGTAATAGGTTTACCGTCGATATGCTCTTGAATTATCTTTTCAAGATCTTCATTGCTGAGTTTTTGCCCGTTCCTGGCCGGCTCTTCAGTCGTTTCGCCCTTTGTTCCATCTGGCCTTGTGATCGGAATCCCCGCCTTTCTACCGAAACCAGACTCAACCAGGGCGGCGACTGTTTCTTTTACCCTGATCTTACCGTTTTTGAATTTGATAATTCGCTCATCATCTTCACCTGAAAGCCTTGAAATAATGGTTCGGCTGCAGGTTATGCCGTGATCTTTTTTCAGGGCTTTGATAACTTCCGCTTGGGTTCCTTTCATTTTAAAAAGTGGCAAGGATTTGGAACAAGATAAAAATAACTAAAACCATAGCCGATATAACAAGCGCGTTGATTATATCTTTCATTCGATCTCCCATGGTGGAGTTAGGTTTTCAAGCGCTTTTGATAAATCGCACATTGTTTTTAATTTGTCGTTTGATTCAAAAAGCGTTGCACAATACTTCCTTACATTTTTGGCCGCATCAATCAACGGCTTCAATCGCTTCCATTCTTTGTTTTGGCCGTTTTTGTCGCACTTTTTAGAAAACCTAATAATCTCTTTTTCTGTGAATACAGCTCTCTTTTCTGGATTGACATAAACGCCGGCAATCAAATCTTCGTCTGTCAAGACCTCGGGCTCTGATCTGATGATTTGCCAGTCATCCGCCATAATTTCCTCTGCTGTCAGGTTGTAAATTTCGTTTTCTCTAATGTCTTCTATACCTGACAGGCCGGGTGACGATGATCTTTTAAATTGATCGCCATGTTTCGCTTGCCCAATTACCTCAATTATATTCATTCTCCAATCTCCATTATAAGCGGTCACGCCGCTTGATTATTTGCCTCAACACCCGGCGTTTTCAAGTTTCCTCTGCTCTGCTTCCGCTGCAGTCTCGAAGCGGGCCGGGTTGAATAAAAGTTTTGCGCCTGCTCTGATCTCCGTGTCGCGGATAAAGTTCTCCCATGCGATTATAAGGTTTCTGTAACGCTCTTCGGCTTGGGCTTCGTTCATTTTAATCAGATATCTCCTGGGTATAATGGAAAGAACCCGTAACCATATTTCGCCAAGTTGAAATTTTCCCTTTTAATCTAGGCAATAAAATTCCGCCTGATTTCTCGAATCCTTTCTCAACAAGAAGGCGCTCAACACATCCAGGGAGGTTTATCATGTTCTGGCATTCCTGTTGCGTTATTTCTGCCGTTTTTATTATCATTTTGTCAACCATCCTAAATATTGTCAATAAAAGGTTTGAGGTTCAAAAAGTTCGTTTTTTTGTCAACTGGTTTTTGGAGTTGTCAACTGTTGACAGAATTATTCGATTTCGTGGCCTAGATTCTTTGCTGATGCGATAAAGCCGATCTTGTACCACTTGAATTCAATTGCACCCATTACTTCGGGATGGTCACTCATAAAACACCCCCTCAAGAGTCTGTTTTGGTTTGTGGCGTAGTTCGTTGTTTGCTTCGCCTGCTCTGAATATATCAAAAGCGTTCATATTTAACCGCTGGCATTTATCACAAACACCATGTTCTGTCACTTTATCGTCTACCCATACCAACGCACTCACCGGCTCATCTTTGATTTCTTCCAAAAGAACAGGAACCAAAACTTCCGGAATATTGATGAGGGTTACATGAACAACGCCGCTCCCAGGATACACACAATACTCATCCTTGTTCTTTGTTTTAACTAAGATCATATTGTCATAATCCAAGAAGTACGGCGCTAAAACTTCTCTGTATTCTTTTGGAATCTTCAATTTATATTTCATTTTAATCAGCCTCTGTAAACTTGATTTTTGAGTTGAAAATTGTGAAAAATTGGGCAGTCGCTC